CTCTACGGTTGTAGGAAAGCGTGCCGATACGCTCAGGTGTGTACTTAATGTGTTCCAAATGAATTGTCCCTAAGTCAAAAAACGAAGGTATAACAATTGCTAACTTTGAATAATGGTGCGGTCGAGAGGCACCGATTTATTACTAAATTACAAATGCTTGAATAAATGCCCGCGTAAAATATGCGGAAACAAAGACAGACACCCCCCGCTAGGGCGCGGAGGGATCAGTCTTCAAGAATTGGCAGGGTCAGGATCTCGGCCACAGTGGCCAGCCTGCCATTGGCACATTCCCTGCCCCGCGCCTCGGCAATGAGGGCGTCCGAGATCTGGCCCTCAGATTGCGGCAGCGGGCCGGTGTATCCGGCGCAGGGCTGCAGCAGATCGGCAGGCACTTGGGGCGGCGGTATCACCGCCTCACGGACGGGTTGAGAACAACCGGCCAGCAGTAGCGGCAAGCAAAGGGGATAAAGGCGCATCGCGGCCCTCCATGTTTTGCAGATCATCTGATAGCGCCACCCAGGCGCGGGCCTCATCGGCGGCGCGGTCCAGGTGGGCGCGGTGAATGCGGGCGGTCTCGGCGGCTTGCTGCAGGCTGGCCTGCGCCGTTGCCAAGTCCGCCTGCGAGGCCGCCAGCTCGACGCGCAACCGGCTGCGGTCCTGGAAGGCATCCGCCACAGTCCAGACCACCCCCGCCAGCACGGCCACGAGGGCAATGCCGGGCAGATTGCGCAGCACCCAACCCCATATCCTAACCGGGATCATGCCGCCTCTTTCAGCGCCTGATGGCACATGGCGCGCTCGGCGCCGCGCCGGTTGCTCAGCCCCTGGATCACCCGCCCGCCTGCCCTGTTCCAGCGCGGCAGCTCATTGCAAGCGCCTGTCAGATCCCCGGCATTGGCCTTACGCACCAGGGTAGATTTGCAGGCGGCCCCTGCACCGACATTGTAGGTCCAGGACACCAGGGCGATCTTCATGCCGACCGGCACCGGCTGGGTCAAACATCGATCCAGCGCCACCTCATAGGCGACGATCTCACGCGCCAGCATGGCATCGCACTCGGCCTTGCTGTAGCGATCACCCGGTTGCACCCCCTTGGTTTCGCCATAGCAGACGGTCCAGACGTTAACGACATCGCGGTAGGCTTGCGTCCGCAGCCCCTCCCACTGGCCAATGAAGCCAATGGCCGTGCTCATGGCGATGCCGCTGCCCGCGATCAGCCCAACCGTGCGCCGACGCACCGCGCCGCTGGTGTCGTTGCGGAATGCCGCAAACCCGGACAGGCTATTTTGCAGCACCAGCCGCGCCGGGATCGCCAGCACCTGACATGTGGCCGAGGCCATGGCAAAATACAGCGGATCCCAGCCCAGCATGCCGGGTTGGACCAGGGCCAGAAAATATCCGCCCAGCAGAACCAGGCTCGCCAAAATGAGCCAGACAGACCAGGACTTGCCAAGCGTGGCGCGCCAGTTTGAGATCAGTTTCATGATGATTGCTCCAATGCAAAAGACCCCGCCAGAGGCAGGGGTGGGTTCAGGTTTTGGGTTTTGTGGTAGTTTTACGGCTTGGCGCGCAGCAGCCATTTGGTCAGCAGCACCTCAGCGCCGCGCGGGCCGATATAGGCCGCCAGCGCCACAATGCCGGTGGTCACGGTTGGCCCGGCACCCATATAGCTGGCAATGGCCTCGCCAATGATGGCCATGCCAATGGCCACCGGGATTTCCCAGAGAAGCTCCGGGCCAAAGAAACGCCGCTGGCCTTTGCGCACCTCGCCGGAATGCCACATCAAACGGCCGATACTGGCCCCGACCAGCGTGGTGGCAGCCCCCCCCAGCAGGTTCGACATCCAGTCGATCAACCCCGGTTCAGGCATCACCCCGCCCCCAGAGTGAGCAACGCCGCATCAAGCGCCACCAGGGCGGCCTGCACCTGCGCAGGCGTTGTCGCGGCCTCAATTGCCGCGCGGGTTTTGCGCCGCAGACCGGCCAGCTGTGCGGCGATGTCGGCGTAGCTCTCGGCCATCGCGACAATCGCCGCTGCCAGATCCGCCACCGCCTCGCCGGTGATGGCAGCCTCGGCCTGCAGCATTGCCAGCTGATCGGCGCTGGCCGCATCCGCCAGACAGGCCCGCGCCGCCAGGGCCTTGGTGGCCCAGCTGTCGCGTTCCGCCTGGGGCACCTGGCCGGTGATTTCCGATGCCGCCGCTGCGAGCTGCTGCAACGCCCGCGCCAGACCGTCAGCCGTGGCCTGCGCCAGAGCTTGGGCTGCACTGGTTTCTGCGGTGGTGATAGTGAGCGAGAATGTCATGGGCCTATGCCTCCGGCGTGGCAGGTTTGCGAATGATGGGATCGGGCACGGCCCCGGCGACAACGCTCAGAACCGGCGCGACGGTGGGCTGGTGCGCCGCTGCCGTGGCGGCGTCATAGCGCCAGCGCAGCGACAGGGTCAGCACCCCGCCACTGCGCCTGATGCGCCCCACGAAAGGATGATCGCCCTCGGGCTCAGCAAAGCCGCCCTCGGGCACGGCGGAGAGATCATAATCCACCCCGTCAACCGTGAGCGTGTCGCCTGCAACGCTGGCGGAGGTTTCTGGTTGGCCGGGAAGACCAGGCAGACTGGGCAGACTGGCGCTGCAGATAAAGGTGATATGCATGGGAGCGCTCCTTTAGAACCAGCGGCCAATGGCTGTCATGTGAAGTAAAACTGTATCGGAGGCACCGAAGCCCGTGGCGCCGATCTGGTTGCGCAGGCCCAGGTGGCCCACAGAGGCACTTGCAACATCCACGAAGACCTGCCCCAGTTCATTTCTTGTCGGCGTCAGGTTTGCAGTCGCGCTGTCGTTATCGACACTCCCCTCCAAAACCAGCCCAGTGACGGTGCTGAAGGCAGCGGGGAATGCCCAAATCCCAAACATAAGATCCGGCACCGAATAACTCAGCTGGACCAGATGGGTGCAGATCTGGGTGCCATCGGGGAAGCGCACATAGGCGCCATTGGCATTGCTGCCCCTTATGACCCCGGCGCCGCTGTCCAGATAGCTGCGCCAGTCTTCCATGAAGCCGACAAAATCATCGGTGGCCCATTTGAACAGAGCAAACATCTTGGCGTCAAAATCTGCCTCTGGCGCAGAGCGTGACGGAATATCCGGCAAAGCCGGGGCAATGGGTGCTGCCATGGCTGCGCACTCCTATTTGATGGTTTTGAGAACAAGGGTGAAGATTGAATCCCCAGCCGCATCCAGCGGCTGCGTATGGTCATCGACAAAGCCAAGGCCCTCGATGCCGTAGTTTGGCGCGTATTCGCTGGAGCCATAAAAGGCGGTCACCAGACCATCCACCTCAGCCACCAGATCCATCACACGCGGCGCCTGCACCGTCGGCACCCGCAAAGGCACCGTCACCTTGCGGGTGGAGCCGCGCTTGATCAGCAGCTCATCGCCAAACTGGTCAAACTCCTTGCGGCTGTGGCTGACATGGCCGACCTCGGCGCCATCCATGATACGGCCCAGAATATGGTTGCGGCCCAGCACGATATGGCCAACCTCGGCCACCGCACCCGGTGCGGAGATGGTGATATCGATCTGATGACCGATATAGCCGGGAAAGCCGTTCAACACCTTCTGGCGCGCATAAAAAATGCCGCCAAAGAAATAGGTGTACATGCTGACCACATGGCCGGTGTCCGCCAGCACAAAGGTCTGATCATAAATCAGGGTGCCGCCGTCGCGCACCGCGATCTGCACCGCCCCCGCCATGAGGCCAAACAGCGAGATCGCATCGCAGTCCCGCGTCGGCACAATGGAATAGGTGATCTCATCGGCGCGGCTGGCCTTGTTTGAGCGGCGATTGTCAAAGGCCGACCAGCGCCGGGTGGCAAGCCGCAGATCCAGCCACCAGCTGCCAGCATCCGAGACCGGGTCATGGCCCAGATTGCCGGGCTGCACACTCTCATAGATGCGGTGGGTCACCAGCGAGATCACCCGATCCCCCAGGGCATAGGTGGCGCCCGCATCCCAGACCGGATGATCATCCTCGGCAATATTGGAGCCCACCAGCTCAACATCCGTGACCGGCATCGGCGCAATAATATTGAAGTCCATCACAGCACCTCCCTCAAACCATTTCAGGCGGCAGGCCCGCATCGTTCCAGTTTTCAACGACACGGGCGATTGTCTTGATCAGCAGCTCCACCTTCTGGCCCTGCACCCCGGCCTGGCGCGCCAGGTTATCAACGCTCTGCACCACCCGGCGATTGTCCAGCATCGCCCTGGAATCGGAATGGCTGATCACCCGGCTGGATCCGGTGTTCTCCAGCTCCCAGCCGCGCTCCCCAACCACACGCCAGCCCCCGGCATGCACACCGCCAGCGGCAAACTGCGGCACCCCGCCCAGATCGCGGATCTGTTCGCGCAAGCGCGCCAGTCTGGATTTCTTCTCGGTTGTTGAGGCATTCACCCGCCGCATCACCTCACCATAAGAGGCCGATCCCAGCTGGTCCTGCAGCGCCGCCTTGAAGGCCGCGAGATTGGCTGCGGTGCCGCCGTAATAATCAAAGGAGGAGGTAAGATAGCCGTTTGGCCCCAGGCCAACGCTTTGATCCTGCCCCACCAGAGAGATGCCGTATTGCCGCCGCAGCGCCTCGAAGGTGACCAGGGTGCCCTCTGACTGGCTCTTCTGTTGCCCGGCGATCTCCACCCCTTCGGTTTGCAGGCCCACAAGTTTGAGCTGGCCTTTGCGATGATCCACATCTTCCTGCACCGCATCGCGCAGCGCGCTCAGCATGCTCTGCAAGGCGCTCAGAGGGGCCGTCAGCCCGCTGGTCGAAGCCACCAGATCGCTGAACACGCTGTCAGCGGTCAGGGTGACGCCACCGTCAAAGGTGAGATTGCCGCCCGTGCTGCCGATCAGATCATGCAGCTCGGTCAGCCGGCCAATGGCGGCATTGCCCTCCTCGGTCAGGGCAACATTCACCTGGCGCGACAGCGTTGCGGCCTGTGTCAGCAACAAAGCGCGCGTCTCCCCATCCAGATCCTGCACCAGCTTCAGCCGCATATCGCGCCGGATCTCCGCATCGGTGCTCAGCGCCAGCCGCCGGGTCTCGACATCAAGATCCTGCCCCAACATCAGATCCAGCGTTGCCACATGTTCAGACAGGGCATTGGTGGCGATCCAGCGATCCGCCGCTGTCAGATCATCGCGGCGAATGACAAAATCCAGCGTTGTCTGGATCCCCGTCCCGGCGTTCTCCACCAGGTGGCGCAGCCAGAACGGCGCAGTGTCATCCAGCGCCACAGCCACATCAAGACGCCCCACCAGATCATCATAGGAGAAGGCCTCCGCATCCTTGATCGCATCCTCCAGCGCCCCCAATGACGACTGGAACGCCTCCACCGTGCCATCCCAATCCGCATGCAGCGCCTGCACCCCGTCGCTCAGCTCGCCAACCTGATCACTGGTCAGGCCTTTCAGTTGCAGAAAGGTGCCAAGGTCGGTCAGCACCTCGATCTGCTGTTTATACAGCGCCTCCAGCACCTCCTCACTGCCGCTTTCCAGCTCAGAGACCCCGGCGACAAAGTTCAGCTTGCCCTGCACCAGCGCGGCAAGACGGCGATACTCCAATGAGGATCTGGCCGTGGCCAGGGCCGATTGCAGATAGTCCCGCGCCAGACCAGACAGGCCCGCCGCCGCCTCCTGATCACCGCCGCGCGCCGCCTCATAGGCCTCCTCAAACCGGCGCCGCTGGGCTGCCGCCGCCTGCTCGCGGCTGGCGCCACCCAGCTCGGAGGTGCCCAGACCAGACAGATAGTCCCGCAGGCTCTCCGCCGTGCGCGCCCAAAGCGTGGCCGCCGCCCGTGCATCCGCCGCCATATCGCGCGCGGTTTCGATCTGCAGGCCAATCTCGCCGCCAATCTCATCCAGCATGCCCGCCATCGACAGGGTGAAGCTGTCCACCTGCGGCAGCACCTGATCCATCGCCCCCGACATCTGCAGCAGGCTGGCGTAAAGTTTCCGCCCGTGTTCAGTGGTGAGATCCAGGCTCTCAACCAGCTCCCGGAACCCGGCCCGGCTTTCTGGCATCGCCACGCCAATATCGTCAAAGCGCTCCCGCAGGCGGCGCAGGATGGTTTCGGTCTGCTCGCCTTCAGAATAGAACCCGGCAAAATAGCTGTTGGCCGCCGCATTCAAGCCCTCGGCACCGCCAAAGAGATCCACCAGCGCCGAGGCATTGTCGCCGCCTGTCAGGGACATATCAAAGCTCTGATGCCCCAGCAGATCCGCCACATCATTAAAGGCCAGCAGACTGCCCGACAGCCGCGCCATCGTCTCCAGGGCGTTTTCTCCGGCGCGGCTGAACGCATCCGTGCCCAGGATCAGCTCGGCCATGGCATTGCCGGTGGCCTCGATCTGCTCCTGCAGCGCTTGCTGGATCTCTTCCTGGGTTTTGCCATTGATCCAGATGGTGAAGCCCTCGCCGGTGAAGCCTTCCAGCGCATCCGTGCTCAGCCCCAGGGTTTCCGCCATATCCGTCAGGCCCGTGGTCAGCCCCGCCATGCTGTCATCCAGCATCTCTTCGAACTCAGCCTCAAGATCCTTGTAGTAGGTCCGGTTGGAGCGCAGAAAGCCGCCTTTGTAAAAATCAAACTGGCCGCCATTGAAGCCCTCGGCGTCAAAATGGCCGCGAATGCCGGTGCCGACGTATTTGCGGCTCAGCCCCTTGGCCAGCAGCGCAATCACGCCCACAATAATCCCAAGCGCCGGCAGAGCCGCGCCAATTGCGCCCCAGCCGCCCGTAGCCCCCGAGAGCAACCCGCCGATATTGGCAAAGCTGGAGCCAAGACCACCCCCAGACAAGACCCCCAAGAAGCCCGATCCAACCCCCGACAGGGCACTGCCTGCGCCGGTCAGTTTCAGCAGACCACCGGCCCCATTCAGCAAGCCCCCCAGGCCGCCCCCCAGGCCGCCACCGCCACCGCCGCCACCAAGGGCCGCGCCAACACCACCACCGCCACCAAGGTTCAGACCGCCAAGCCCCAGAATGCCCGAGATCGAGGCCACCACCGGCAGCACAATCCTGGAATTGGCAAACTGATAGGCAATATCCTTGAGCATGCCCTTGATGGTGTCGCCCATGCTGCCGCCCTCAAAGGCGGTGCGGGTGATGTTTTCGGCCCAACGCTCCTGTTGATCCCGCACCCGGTCCAGCGCTGCATCGACCCGGTCCAGCTCAATCACCTGATCCGCCAGCGCCTCGATCTGCGCCTTGCCAAGGCCGACAGCTTCGCGACCAAGTTTCTGCTGAACCGCGCGCACCGCTTCCAGTTTCCGACGCTGCTCATCGGTCAGCCCCACCAGGGCGCGCCGCTCGCGGATCTCTTTTTGCAGAGCCGCCAGCGCGCTCTTGCTGGCCGCGCCCCCGGCAGAACGCACCTTGTTCAAGGCTGTGATCTGCGCGCGGTATTCGCCGCTCAGGCGCTGGTTTTCCTCAAACAGGCGCACCTGCTGATTGATCCCCTCTTCCACGTTGCGGCGCTGGCCGTCGTGCATCTCTTCCAACGGCGGCAGGGCCGCGACCAGCTCGGCGCGGTATTTGGCAACATTCGCCGCCGCCTCGCCGCCACCGCTTGCCAACACAGCCATGCCAGCCTTCAGCCCGGCAATATTGGCCTGCGCCCCCGCCAATGCCCCAGGCAGCCCAGAGAGATAGCCGCGCAGAGCCGCCGCCTGCCCCGCAGCACCACCAAGCCCCTGGATCAGCGGATCCGTGGCCCGCGCTGCCGCATCGATGTTATCCGCCGCATCGCCTGCATGTTTTGCGGTCTGTTCTGCCGCCACAGCCGCCGCGTCCAGCCGCGCCTCGGCCTCTGCCAAGGCACCAGACAGGGCCTCGATATCCGCGCGGGCCTTGGCCATGCGATCCGTCTCATAGAGACTGGCACCAAAGAAATTGGTGGTAAAAGACGCGGCCTCAAGTTCAGCCTTCGCCGCCTCCAGCGCCTGGCGGGTTGCATCGCGCGCTGCCTCTGCCGCCCGGCGCATCGCCTCGGCATTCTTGGCTGTCATATTGCGATAAAACTGGTCGGTGGCGCGCTCCAGCAGGTCATGCGCCGCCGCCGCGTCTTTGATCGCAAGCGCGTAATCCTCAGCAGCCTGTGCCGATTGGGTGAAGCCCTGATAGATCCCGGCAGCCACACCAATCAGCGCGCCAATGCCGGTCGCCAGTGCCGCCACCCGCAACAGGCCAAGCCCCCGCGTCAGCCCCTTGATGGCAAGGCTGGACAGCGCCGCCCTGGTGCTGGTGGCCCCAAGTGCCAGTTCCAGCGCAACAGAGGCCTTGGCAGCGGCCAAAAACTGCACCGGCGCCAGCGCCATAGTGGTCACCAGCCCCGCAACCGCCGCGCCCATCGGGATCGCCAGTCTCAGCACCAGACCAAACCCCAGCGCCAAAGGCCCAAGGGTGGCCGTCAGGACTGCGCCCTTGGCAATCAGCCCCTTGGTGCCATCAGACAGATTGGTAAACCACTCCGCTGCGCTGGCCGCCTTGTCGCTCAGCTCTTCCAGAAACGGCGCCAGCGCCACCGTCAGCTGATTGGCCATGCCACGACCAACAACCCCCATGCGCGACAGCGCGTCATTGGTGCGCTCGATCTGGTCTGCATCCACCTCGGAGACCGCAACGCCAAAGCGCATCACGTCCTCAGTCGCCAGACGCAGAGCGCTGCTATCGATGCGGGTAAAGATCAGCCCGGCCCGGCTGCCAAACAATTCCGAAGCCACCGCGCCGCGCTCGGCCTCTGGCACAAATTGCGCCATGGCGCCCTGGATCCTGGCCAGACGTTCATCCAGCGGCAGCCGCTGCAGGGCCTCGGCGCTCAGATGCAGCCGGTCCAGCGCCTTAACCGCAGGGCCACTGCCCGCCGCCGCCTGGCTGAGCCGCTTGGTCAGCTGGATGGTGGCCTGCTCAACCTCGCCCAATGAGACCCCCGACAGATCCGCCGCCCGCTCCAGCACCTGCATCGAGGCCACCGTGGTCCCCAGCGACTGCGCCATCTTGGCCTGTGCATCGACAATTTTGAGACTGGATTTCACCGCGATGGCAGCCGCACCCACCATCGGCACCGTGAGGCCAAGCGCCAGGCGGCGCCCCTGGCGCTCAACCGTATTGCCTAAGCGCACCATGCGCCGCTCGACATTGCCCATGGCCGCAATGCCACGCTTGGCACCGCTTTCAAAGGCTGTGGATTCCAGCGACAACAGCCCCCGGAGCGAACCAATAATGGCCATCTATTTTCCCTTTTTGCTTTGAAAGTGCAGCGCCATCAGGCCCGCGCGCAGCTTGTCCAGATCCTGCGCTCTATCCCGGATTGCCGGTTTTGCAGGCTCCGCCGCCCTGGTGAAGTCCGGCATTTTTTTGGGATCATGGAAGGCAAACTGCACCAGAATGCCCAGTTCCTGATTGAGCACCCGCCAGGCTTTGAACTCCTGATCCTTGGCCTTGATCTTGCCGGTGGTGATCAGATCGTATTCCCGCAGGGTGACATCCCAGAAGTCACCGTGGTGCAGGTCCAGCCCGCACCACGTCGAGAACATCGCCTCCCAGTCTACGCCCCTGCGGCGGCACTGCCCTTTCCCGGCCCCTCTCCTGGCGCCGCCTCGCCTGCCTCGCTGGTCTCATCAACCTGGCCGCCTTCATCCTCAGCGGATTTGACGTCAAAGGCGGCGCCAATGGCCTGCGCAACCAGCGGGACCAACTTGCGCACCCCGCCCGCCTGGTCGATCAGGTCCAGGGCCTGGTCGCGATCAATGCCCTTGCCATCATTGAGCCCCGCCCCCAAAGCCGAGGCCATAAGGGTCACGCCCCCGGCGCCGGTGATCAGCTGATCCAGCAGGGTGTCAAAAGACTGACCGCCGTTTTCCGCTTCGATGCGGATCAGGGCACGGGTCGAGAACTTCAGCTTGAGGGTCTTTTTCCCCAGCTTCATACTTGCGCTGCGGATCATACGACTGGATCCCCTTTGGTCCATCCAACCACACCCGTCGGGCGCAGTTTGAGATCGGTCATCAAATCGCCATCCACGTCCACAGACGGAATAGACGGGTTCACAAAGGCCTTGTAATCAAAGGCATCCCCGGTGAGCTGCTCGCCTTCAACAGCGGGCAGATCCACCTTGAAGAAGATCACCTTGCCTTTGCGCGCCAGCGCCTTCTCATAGAGATCTGCCGAGTAGAAACAGCTCAGCGTCAGCTCGCCCGTATCGGTCAGGCCGACGCCGTATTCCTTGTTGCGGCCAGGGCTGTCCAGCGAGGTCCGGTCCCGGTATTCCGGGCTTTCCTCGGGGATGCCAACTGTTTTGCACCCCTTGATCACCTCCCAGGCAACCCCGTCTTCAGACCACTGCAAATCGCACAGATCGCCCGGAATGACATTTTCTGCCATTGGCTTATTCCTTTCAGATTGTCAGAGTATTCAGCCGGTTACCCGGCCATTATTCAGGCGCGGTAGCGCACCTGGACGTCCAGCATTTGACGCCGGACCACTTCGCCGCCGGTCTCGGAGGACCCGTCCCGGCGCGAGAGTTCTTTGCAGCGGATCACCGACCCGCTGCGATAACCTGTCAAAAGGTGGGACACTGTCGGCCCCAGCGAGATCAGCTCGCCGTAAGACAGGGCATCGATGTTCACCTGCACCCGCGCGGTTTCCACATCTGCCCGGCCCTGCAGCGCGTAGCCCGTCACCGTGCCAACCCGGTGCAGGTTGATCCGGGGAAAGCCCACGTCTTTGTCAAACAGCCCCCAGACAACGGGCACCCCAAGCGTCTTGAGCAGGTCTTTCAACTCGCGTTCCAGGCTCATTTGCCAGCCCTCAAAGCCTTGCTGCGCGCCCGTTCCAGCGTCTTCTCGATATCCTTGCGGATTTCCAGCCCCAGAGCCTCCAGCATCTTGGGTGCATAGAGATCCCAGGCAGGCCGAAGGAAGGGGTTGGCTGGCATCTCGCCAGTAAATTTGCCGGTCTCTTTGTGGTAGCGCGGCGCGGTGCCATCCTCATAAAGATGCGCATGCGGGGAATGACTGCCATCCGCCTGCACCGGCCCCACATACATCGCCACCCGATTGCGGCTCTGATCGCCGCGCGCGCGCCGCTTCTGGCTCTTGTCCAGCTTGCTGGTCACCGCAACCTTGAACTTACCGCCTGCCATGCCTTCTGCCGCTTGTGCCACCGGCTTCAGAACCTTCTTCAGCGCCCGGCGCCCCGAAGCTTTCGACTGCCCCCGCGTGAGCTGCACCAGGGCGCGCTCAATATCGCCAGAGCCTTCAATCCGCAGTTTTGCACCCATATCAGCCCCCTGCCTTCTTCAACCGCCACGCAGAGATCTCCAAGCCACGGCGGCGACCAATTTCCTTGATCCCGGTAATGCGCCAATCCGTACCGTCGAAACGCAGCCTGTTTTCACCATCTACACCCGCAAGGCCCGGATGCCACCGGACAACAAAGCGCGCGTCGGCCTTCTGCTGAACAGCAGCCGCTTGAAGGCGCTCACCATCAGAGACAGGCGTATAGCTGGCCCATGCTTTCCGGCCTTCCTGCCACTCCGTTGCCACCATTTCCCCCGCGTCATTTTCCTCAACAACAGCGGTCAGAAAGGTGACCTTTCGGTCAAGCCGAAGCCCCATCACGCCACCTCACATGGGCGACGATAGCGCGCCTGCTTTAGCAGCCGATGCACCCCGAAAGACATGCGTGGCGCATCCTCATTCTCGATCGAGATCCCGGCCTCAAACCATTCCTTGGCCAGCAGAATAATCGCCTGTCGCAAACGGGGAATTGTCTGCACATCGGCACCGCCAACCCGCGCTTGCACCCGCAGCAGATCCCCACTTGCCGATCGCCCGCCCCAGGCATCGCCAAGAACAAGCTGGGGTTCATCATGTGCCTGTTGCACCCAAGCCCCCTGCAAGGGCTGATCAACCCAGCCCCCGGCCCCATCATCAAGCGCTAGGCCAACCAGCTCCTGCACCGGCAGAATAGGGAACCACCAGCGATGCCAGCCGCCCCGCGTAACGTTAAACTCAACCAGACGCGGGGTAAGCGGGCAACCGGTGGCCGTGGCGACTGCGGCCTCCGCCGACTGCAAAGCAAGGTGCAACGCAGCCTCTTCATCAGGATCATCCACCAGAAAGTGGATCGACCTCTTGAAGTCATCCAAGGCCACGCCCGGCTGAATAGGATTCTCATCAATCACCCGCATATCCCGCGCCCCTTACGCTTTGGTGCCCTGTTTGGGCGGCGCGCCCGGTGCCTTTTCTTTTGGGCCAGGATCGGAATCGACCTGCTCAATTGGTTCCCCACCAGCTTCAAGCGCACGTTCGCGCTGGAGCAAATCCGCCACTCTTACGGCCAAATCCTGTGCGCCCTCAGCCAAGGCCGCCTCACGGGATTCCAGATCCTGCTCACGCTGCTCAAGGCCCGCAAGCTGGTTCGCCAGGTTGTCGCCCGCAAGCGCAAGCTCCTGGTGCTCACGATCAAGCGAATCAATATCCTTGGTGACAATAGAACCAATCACCGCCACTTGCTTCACCGGGCCAACCAGCCGCGCGACCGGGGCCTTGCCGCTGCAGAGTTGCTCTGCCTTCGCCTTATCAAAACCAGCGGTTTCGCCTTTGTTATACCGGGAATACCCGGTCAGAAATTGCACCAAAACGCGTGTCATTTCACACCTCAAAATTTTCAAGAATAGAAAAGGGCGACCTCATGGCCGCCCCGTTGTTGCTGCGCTAGCCGCGCCTTAGAGGCCCCAACCGGTGCCGGTCAGCACCGAGATCGCCTCATCATGTGCAGGTGCCAGATCGTGGCGCGAGACCGCCCGCATCAGCGTCAGATCGCGCTGGAAGGCCGAGATCGTATTGCCGCCGGTATCGACAAAGGAGGCCTCGGTCGAAGACGCCACCCGGATTTCCTGATCATCGCCAATCATGATTTCTGCAAAATCCGCAAAGGTGATCTCGGTATCGTTCCCGGTGCCCAGATTGTTCGGCACCTGCGATGTGGTCTCGATTGGGTAGCCGTGCAGCGTATTGCTGGCCTCGATTGAGGGATACATTTTGGCGCCCGATGGATCGCGCAGACTGGCCAGGAAATGCTTTGTAGCGCCGCGCATGATCCAGCCAGGCTGCTGCATGGCCACATTGGCATCTTCCACCACGCTCACCATCCAGCGCAGATTGGCCTCAACCACCGCAGCGGTATTGGCCACGGCCAGGCGCACATTGGCAGGCAGACACCAGTTCCGCAGACCCTTGGGGGTTTCGCCGGTGCCATCACCGCGAATGAACGCCAGATCCTCGCGCAGCGCCATATAGTCCAGCAGCAGATCCCGCACCGTGGCCCCAACGCTGGCGCTGGAATGCGACAACAGCGCATTGCCGATCGGCACCAGCGCGGTCAGAGTTTTGAAATCCTGATCCACCTTGTCAAAGCTGGGTTCACTTTCAACAATCGGGGCGTTTTCCCCGATGTAGCCCGCCGTGGGGGCCGAGGCGACACGACCCATGCGCAGCTTGCCCGCAGGCATATCCTGCACCCGTGCGCCCAACTTGCGCACAACAACGCGCGGGGTCAGCAGATTAATCAGAACAGTGCTTTGCGCCCGAGGGATCAGGATCCCCCCTGCGCCATCGCTGGCACCGGATAGGGTGGCCGCAATACCGCTGTGCCCCTCGGCCTCAAGGAACGTGACAGCCTGATCCTTGTTACCCTTGGCATTGGCCAGCGCCGCCACCATCAGGCCCGTATCAGCGCCCTTGTCATCGGCCTTGGCAACCTGCCCAGGCACAGAAGCACCACCGCCTTGGCTCAGCTCTGACACCGCCGTGCTGGACTTGGCAGCCTCAACATCTTCTGCCCGTGCGACGCGGGTCTTCAGGCCTTCAAATGCCGTCTTTGCCGCATCAAAGTCGGCGGTGGCCGTCTCGATCGCACTGGCCTCAGCAGTGCCGCTGGCTTCCAGATCATCCAGCGCCTGCGCCGTGGTTCCCATAGTTTCAGCCGCCGCTTTCAACTTGCGGCGCAGATCATTGATATCCATGTTGGTTTTCCTTCTCAGTCATGGAAAGGCTGCGAATGCGCAGCCCAATTGGCCCCGCCGCAAATGCGCGAGGTGAACACAGGCAAAATTGCCGGTGGTTTTTAGTGTTTTCTAAAGAGAGGCTTGGGCCTGAGCCGCTTCTGCCAGCGCCATTGCAGCGCGTGTTTTACTCCGAGGCTTGGGCGCATAAAGCCCACCAATACGGGCCAGAAAGTCAGGCAGGGTCTCTTCTGCATCAACTAGTCCGCGGCTGATTGCATCCGCCCCCCAGAACACATCGCCACCATCGGCGGCATTGTCCGTGCGGCTCATCCGGCCCGGAACATCGCCAACAGCAATCCCGCGCCCCTCAGCAACCGCCGCCAGAAATTCGCCTTCCATTGTATCAAGGCGCACCTGCGTGAGCTGCTTGCCCTCATCCGTCGAAGGGTCTGGGCGCTTGGCCCCGGCATGGGCCGAGGTCTGAATAAAGACCTGATCGCCACCGCCGCCCGGCTGCATCGGCTGAACACTGGTGGCCATGGTGCCGACAGACCCCACCCAGGATCCTGGCGTGGCCGACAAATCACTGCACTGGCTGGCGATCCAATATCCCGCCGAGGCCGCCAGCGGATGCACCAGGCCATGCACCGGCTTGATAGATGCGGCGCCGCGAATAGCCTGAACCGCCGCCTGAATACCCATGACCGAGCCGCCCGGCGTATCAAACAGCATAACCGTGGCCTGCACCTCATCGCTGGCCGTGACCGCCGCCATGGTTTCAGCCAACCCGTGATAGGTGGCCCAGCCAAGATAGCGCTCCAGCATGGCAGAATTTGGCGTCAACACGCCCCGCACCGGCACAAAGGCAACCCCGCGATGCACGGCAAACCGCTGGCCGCGCTCAAACTGGATCGCCTCACCGCCCAGAGCCGAGATCTCGACCGGTGCCACAGCTCCCTCTTTTGGCAGATCCATAGCCAGCATGGGCAAGCCATGCTCACAAATCGCCATCGGTGCCGCGCCAACCAGCGCCGCAATAGTGGTCTCTGTCATTGCTCTTTTCCTTTTTGTTTCGGCGCGTCCTCGCGGGTCATGTTGGGCGCGGGGTTCATGGTGTCGCCATCCGCAGTGGGCGGCAGACCAACCTTTTGACGCCCCTCATTCGGGGTATAGATCGGCCCCCCAACCGCCTTGGTAACGGCCTCGATCTGGTTTTTGATCGTGGGCTGCAACAGCGCACCGAAGTCATGGCGCAGGAACATCCCGCTCTCACGCTCCCCCCGCGTCAGCACCGACATGGCCAGCGCTTCCTCTGCCAGCCCCGACCAATGCAGCAGACAATCCGTCAGATAGTCGATCGCCTGCTGCTCGCCATTTGCCTTCACGCCGTTTTCCAGCATCTGCAATTTGCTCGGTGGCATCCGGTAGATCGCGGCCAGTTGCTCGCGGTCAAACTTGCGGCTGGCCAGTAGCTCCTGATCCGCCGCCGTCAGATCAAGGCTCTTGATATCGTCATCCGGCCC